AAGGCAGTAATGAAGCAAATTGTAGCAGCGAGAAGGCATGGAATCATAAGGACTCCAAACCAACCGACATAAAGACGATTGTTTGTGCTAGTAACCCAATCGCAGAAGTTATTCCAGTTGGAAGACTGCCTGCCTTGGGAAAGAATTGTACTCGACATTTGAAAAAAGGGTTAGGTATGACTGCAGGGGACAGTGTAGTAAGTATTCCTTCACCACCCTCAGGTGAAGGTATTAGAGACGTAGTTTAATGACCCTATAGGTCTCGGTTTGAGGGGTCAGTATGTCGCTTTGTTAAGCAACGTATCCTATTATATATGCATTTCCTAACCTTGTCAAGACCAGACGGTCTCTTGGAGGTAGGACGCCATAGATGGCATGGACGATGCCAACTCTTTGACCTTCTGATACTTCAGATACATATCCTGCGCATCGAATTCATCGACGGCAGGAGGGTTACCGAAGTAATCATCCAGTCGTGAGTTGACGTTAGTATAACCGCTTCCTGCCAAAATGTAAACTATCGGGTCCTGTCCATGCTCAATCTCTTGACCAGTGACCATCGCTTCTAGCATGACGCGGTGTGCTCCTTCCATCTTATACTCCACTTCATCTGTAACTGCTCTCCAGAAGGGAGTATCACGTCGCTTACTGTAATAATAATGTGCTTCTACAAACTCTCGCCACCCATCCATGTGCTCAGCGAGGTTGTGATTATATCTGTCGCGAGCAAACTGACCAGGCAGTTGCTCCTTGGTAAGGATATCCATCAGTGCTAGGATTCCATGCCCTGTATTGAATAGACTGGTGCTCTCCAAGGGTTCGATGAATCCGTATGATAGACCTATCATAATACAGTTGCCGACCCATGCCTTATCATGTCGGCCATTTTTGAAATTGACCACGCGAATTTCTTCGTGACCAAACTCCCTGACTGCTGACTCTAGGTCCTGATACTTGGAAGAGAATACATAACCATTACTGATGTAGTCCCACGTGGGTATGGTCCACTGCCAACCAGAGGACATGCCCCTAGCGTTAGTGTAGGGCACCATCTCTGCCTCTCTAAAGACTGAGTATTCAGTCTTCTTTAGTATGGCGGTATCCGTGAGGATAGTGTCGAAGGGCGTCCAAGTAGTCCTTCCTTCTCCGAGGACCGCTTGCTGGCCACTACAGTCGATATAGAGATCAGCAAAAATCTCCTGTCCCCCGTCGAAGTAGTTTCCTCCTTCCACCACGAGACTTGTGATGTCTCTCCCTTTATAACGTACGGACTTAACCTTACTATCAACCACTTTAAGATGGCGACAATAAGTGTCCTTAAGATATTTTGAAAATGCTTCACCATCGATGTGAAAGCTCCTGTCTTTATTAAGGTCGTAAGGGTCCAGCAAAGGATGATTGACAGGTAACTTACCTTCTTCTGCCACAGTAACGAACGGCATAAAGACCTCCGCAAAGGAAGGCATGTGTTGAGTGTAAGTTTTACCTATCATCCACTCATGATACATTACATCTGTATGGAGAGTCTGTCCATTAGGGTAGTGAAAAACTTCACCTAATCCTGAGAAGTCTTCAAACCTAGAGGATGATTTGTATGTAGCTTTTGCTGCCTTAAGAAAAGTCTTGTCATCAATACCCATGTAGTGTAGGTATTGATTGATATGAGGAGTTGTAGATTCACCCACACCTACTGGTTTACCACCTTGAATTAATGTAATTTCCCAGCTAGGAAAGGTCTTACAAAAAGCAGCGGCAGTCATCCATGCTGACGTGCCACCACCTACAATCACAACTTTCATAATCTAATCCTTCTTAAGTGCCCTCTTCATAATTTTTATGTATTGTATCTCTTCTGGAGTATACCAGTTAGGATGTTTCTTTGCGTTTTTAATTGTCTTCTTGATAATTTTCTTTGTCGTGCGGGGTTCTTTCATTTAGTATTTGCCATTTGGAAAACTCTTTCATGAGTTTTTCACTGACCATAGCGGATACATCACCGCCAAATTGTTTAAGTCGGTCTTCCATTAAGTTATCCTCCGTAGGCAACTCACCATTGAAGAGACCGTTGCTTACGAAATAGTTACAAAACTCATATGCTTCTCTATTTATATCAATCTTGTTACGAATCAAACACATAAGAGCAATCTGCCTCTCATGTAGTTTGCCATCATCATAACGCCAGTCTTCATTCATAATTCAACCCAGTGTGGTTTCATGTCATCCTTTACCGACTCAGTATAACCACGCTCATCCATGATGTCAAACGCTATTGTAATCCTTTCTTCATCATCCTTAACACGGTCAGTGCCATGCTTCAACCACGTGGGGAAGAGGGTCATTTTACCTGCTTTGTTGTCCGAGGACCATGGCTCTACAGCATAAGGATTGTAGTAGTGTGTCTGTGTGTCAGTTACTTGCACACACAGATGTCCACTCAGATAAGAGTAAGGACTAAACCCGTGACAGTGGACAGCAATCTTTGCTCCCTTTCTCATCACGTTTGCCCAACACTGGACATAGATTGGTCCAGACATTCTCAGACCAATGTGCTCAATGAATTCGTTGTGAAAGTATCTGATGTTATCACGCAGTAGACCTGCATTCTCAAACTCAAGAAGATTATATCTGTTAGAGCGAGCAGTTAAACTATTCTTACCGAGACCTGTGCCCCAGTCATGCTCATACTCAAACTCATTAATGATATCCTTCTCACGTCTAAGGATTTCATCTTTCAATGGTGTGTAGTCACCCACTGAATCTTTTTCTGCAATAAGATACTCCCAATGCGGTGCAAAGGGAGTAAACATTTCACATCCAAATTTATAAATCTTCATTCTGCTCAGCGACTCTCATATTCTTAGGATTTTTGAAGGCATCTGATGCCATCTCACACAGTCGATACAGGAAGTTTGCTTTTGTTTCTGTTAGGTTTGAATACTTATTAAGTCTTACCCAACTGTCTTTGATTTCAATTTCGAGGGCAAACTTTTTCATCTGCTCAACTGTAACTCATCTTATTTAGATAGTCGTATGCATACACTTCACGATTACCTTTGATGCCCCATCCCAACCAATAGTATGCAGGCACCATGTATTGTGAGACAGTCCATCCCCTACCTTGAAACTCGGGGAGGTATCTCTGAAAGACATTCTCGTTAACCATGTAACGAAGTTGACAGTCGAATGTAGAGGGGTCACAGTTATACCTCTGACCGAAGCGACCAAGATTGTCGTATCGGTTTACTGAGGTCCACTGAATGATGCCATACCCACCCCTATGACAATCGTCATAGCGAACTCGAGCACCTCCCTCACATATATTGGCAATAAAATTAGACTCCTGTCTAATGTTGCCAAGAATTGTAGCAAGAGCATTTTTGTCTGTGATATTAGCTTTCTCTTGCAGGTATGCAAGAGTTTTCTTTTCATTCTCCGAGCAGTCTTCGCATTGCCATGTCATTTGGTAAGGCTCTACTGCGATAGGATTCACATTAGTATCAGGCTCTACTACTGTTGAAACAGGCACCAAGAAAGATGCTGCAAGAAGAGTTGAAATCATAGTGTAATTCATACGATTGAAAAGAGAGGGGGCGGGCATCTGTTTGTCGTTGCCTCTTACTGTTTTGCCCCCTATTTATTAGAATAGACCGAAAAACATGTGACCAGTCAAAAGGTCACTAACTGCTGCGGCAATAAGAGCAAGCATTGCTACTCTTCCATTCCATGTTTCAGCAATCTGCTTCTGAGGTTCGATAGCGATTGCTTTTGCTTGTGCTTGTGGTCTCATTAAAAGATACCTGGAATGATTTGTCCAGTGGTGACGTAAGCGCCTACTGCTGCTACGAAACCGAGCATTGCTGCCCATCCATTAAACCTTTCTGCTTCTGGTGTCATTGAAAAACTCCTTATAGTAATGTGGGTTAGTTTCAGATGCCGAAGGCACCGAAAAAGAAGATGCTTCCTGTAGAAACATATGAAATAACTGCTGCGAGTAGTCCAAGCATTGCCAAACGTCCGTTGAGCAATTCTGCTTTCTCATTGTGTGTCACTGATACATCCATCACTTGCATAGGAGGTTCCTTTGCAAACATGTTGATGTGTCCGCGCTCGTTAGTAGTTACAGTCATGAGTCCTTTGTTAAGAAACGTTACATTATTATATATGAAGTTTTGTAACTTGTCAACTCGTGAATGTGACAGTTCCGTCACTGTCCCCTGTATTGATGCTGATATCACCGAAAGACAGGGCGTCTGACCCCTCCCAGATACGGTCTACTGGACCTGCAGCGAGGAATGAGTCACTAGGAAGAGAGGAATCTGAAAGGAAGATAGGATTCATGTCCCCACCAGATGCTCCAGTGATATGTGGAGGAAGGTCCTTAGTGATACGTTTCATACCTTGGTAGTGTCTCCACACCTCACCCATGGTATTCTCATCCAGAAGGTCTTCGTCGAGTGCTGCTTTGAAAGCAGTCTTAAGAGCGTCAGTCGCCGCTTGAAACTTTTGATGCATAATAGTTACGTGTGGTATCTTTGGCATAGGCAGGCACACCTGCTGGGTCCAACCACTTCGTGTATTCAAAGTCTTCCATAGCATAGTCTAGTTGCATGGCATTATCAAGAAGATACATGTCCTTGTAACGATTCGTATACTCATCACACTTTTGAATGCGATAGTCGGGTGTCCCGTTGTCTAGGGTGCCGAATTCAATGTAGCGATACGGAAATCGCTCTAGTAAAACGATGGGTTTCATGTGGGGTTGTCCTAACCTTGGCATTATAGCACCTCATACGAAAGAAAACCAGCCCGTTATGATAACTTTTTCTGATGTGTTGGAAACACGACCTCGATGGTGGTGTGTCCAGTCTGCTGGCCAGATGACAGTATACCCTCGCTTCGCTGGGACATACTTGTCTTGATGAAACCATTCTGTGCCACCGTCAGGCACATCGTTAAGGTATGTCATGAAGACCAGATGTCTATAGACATTACCTGGTAGAGAGTTTGCTCTCTCTGTATGCCACTGCTTGAATCCACCGCCAGGTGGATACCATTGCATCGACATTGGTTCAACAATAAGGAAACGAGAGAGTTCCGAGAATGGAAATCTCTCTGTATATTTATTCAAGACACCCTGCAAAGCATGGGTGTAATCTTGAATAGGTTTAATCGCTAGTGAGACAGGGATATGTAAGTCAACAGAGTCTTTGAAGTCTTTGTCAACGTAAGTATCCCCATCATTAAACACCATACCATCGTGAAATGCTATGATATCTTGCTTGTGCCAGAAATGATACAGTCCTTCTACAATAGAATCATCAATGTAGTCGCCCCAGATAAAATCTGAATGCTTTTCACATAGTCTTCCTTTGTATGAGGTTATTTCTGCAGGCAATTCTGACATAGGGTCTTGACTCCACCAGTTTAAGTTTATTAGGTCGCTTCCAGGACCCCATCCGCAATCATGTTATCAATCAGAATCGTGTAGTCCTCTTCAACATCCAGTCCCCAGAAGTGGACGTGACGTGCACTCTTGTCAGTGTAGAAACGACATAGTGCTTGGAAGAGAGCGGGATACTCAGTGTCAAGGGCGATGTTACCATTGACAGCATCCTTCAAAATTTGCAGACTACCTGCAAAACGATCTCCAACAGTCATGAGATTCTCCTATTCGATTGTACCAGGGCATGACGCCCAGCGACTCGCGTAGGATTCGAACCTACGNNGACCGACTGCTTAGAAGGCAGTTGCTCTATCCAACTGAGCTAGCGAGTCAATCAACAATCGTCTCGGTATCTCGGGATTACAATACGTGGGTCACCACCATCCTCCCATAAGGTGTGCTTGACATAATCGACTTTGCCTCGCAGATTAAATGAGATAATGGTGCGTGGTATGTCTGAGTCATTTCTTAGTGCCTCATGGGGTAGATGTGCTGGAAATATAATGAGGTCACCCTCCTGCACAGGTGGATGATAGTCCTCTAGATTTCCATTCCAAGGATTCTTGAATGGAGAATAGAATCTTGTCGATGCATGGACTGTATGATTGAAGTCAACGTAAAGTATTGCGCTCCAACCAGATGCACCGTGGTTGTGGACTCCATGTGACATTCCCCTCTTTGCAGTTTGAAACCACATGTCGGTGAATTCAGCGCGGGTGTGACCCGTGAAGTCTCCTAGGTATGGTGTTAGGATGTCAAGCACTACCTCACCATATGGAGGTAGGCAATGCTTATACCTCTCATCAAAGAAATCTGTATAGACTTCTCCGTTAGAGTTTAGCATCTCCTCTGTCAAATCAGGAAGAGACTCAACGATACGTCTTTTCGCATTTCTCCAGTCCCCAATCGCATAATGGATTAGTGGGACGTGAAACATATGCACGACATTCGCCTGACTCATTGCATCTCCTGTAGTTCGCGGATGCGGTCAGCAACTGCTTCAGCATCCTCAATTTCACCTGCCTCAGCGAGTGAGTGCAGTTGGTCGATTAGAATTTCCACAGATGCTCCCAAAAAATCAACTGACTGTTGGTCCATGAATCCTCTCCTGACGACTCTTGCATTATATATGGTCCTGCCCCTTGCCGTCAACCCCGAAGTGTTGAATAAACCATTCGGCGTCCACTACAACAAGTGGTTTCTTCCTATTCTTTTTCATGAATAGGGCAGGTTGATGGTCACCAGCGTTAGCACAGCACTGCTCGTATGCTTCCCAGACATTAAGTCTTTCCACATTCTTACACTCAATGCTGAAGGGGAATTTCTTTCTAGCATCACGTGCCATGATGAGGTCTTCACCACCTGCACCCATGGACCTTGATTCAATGTCTTCAGGGTGCACACCGCGATGCTCAATGAGCATATCTCTTACCCACTTTTGAAAGTTTCTACCCTTCGCTTTCGCTGATTGTGGTTTCATCTTTGATTTGCTTATTGAATCCGAAAGGTCCGACCTTATCCTTTGCACGCTCGCGCATTACTACACCAGTCAATGCTTCCATCACTTTGAGGACATCCTCTGCTTTAGGATTAGGTCCCATCCTCTCGGCCACAAAATTATACTTCTGAAAAAATTCATCGTGGACCAACTTGTAATCTTCTACTGTTACTGGGTCTTTAGTGTCCATAATTAATCTGCATAACCATCATCGTCATCACTATATCTATAACCCAAACGCTCGCGTTGACTGGGTGGAAACCACGGCTCTTCTGGCATAGGTTTACGCTCCATGTCCTGAGCACGTTGTTGATATGCATCTACGTCTTCTTTGATAGCATCCTCTAAAGACTGTGCAAGTAACTTAAGGTTGTGTGCAATAAGTTTTACTTTCTGGTAATTCATATTGGATATAAAAAAAAGAGACCACAAGGGTCTCTAGTATAATAACATCTATTTGTCTTTTTGTCTAGGGTTAGACAGACACCAGTTATTGATATTGAATGCGTCTAATGTGACCCACTTTGCATAATGTACTCCGCGATAGCAGAGGAAGGCAAACACCTTCTCAGGGTTGTGTTTCTCAGCGTCATACTCTGGTAAGTCTGAAGTCCCCCAAGTAAAGTGGACCTTCAGCATGACTAATGCCCCCAGCGATGAAGAAGATAAACTTCCCCGTAGATTGCTGCGATGAATAGTGCCATACCGCAGGCGATGCTGCCTGTAATTAGAATAGCATTCATATCACACCTCTACTGTCTTCGCATAAGACTTTCCGCGATACAGAAACTCAACTTCCTTCCTTTCGGTAGGGAGTGCTTCCTTAGGATTGTATACAACCCCACGGTAAGATGTGTGATGGATTTGGGCATCGTGGAGACGATTAACTTTGTTAATCTTCTCTCTGATGATGTTAAGTGTGTTAACCATTTGTTTACTCCTAAAGTAGTTGGATTTT